CGTAAGGATGCTCTTAATAGAGACGATATTATTGATATTACAGACTTCGACGTTGTTGAGTATCAGTATAGGATAATGCGTCAGAATCTTAATGAAGATCTTGCTCTCGCTATCATGATAGGCGACGGAAGAGACGAAGGAAGTGACGATAAGATATTTGAAAACCATGTTCGTTCAATCCTTAATGACGACGATTTCTATGCAATTCATGGCGATATTGACATGGATGCTATAACCAACGAGCTTCAGGGAACTGGAACAACTGTTAGTTTCGGAACGAATTTCATTTATGCAGAAGCAATCATCACAAAGTCTCTTTATCTTAGAGAACAGTATAGAGGAAAGGGAAACCCTGACTTCTACTGCACACCTCATCTTCTTAACGTAATGCTTCTCGCTAGAGATATGAATGGTAGAAGAATCTATGATTCTAAGGAAGATCTTGCGAAGGCTCTTAACGTCGGTGACATTTATACCGTTGAGCAGTTCGAGGATGTTGCAAGGACTGATAAGAAGGGTAATGAGCATAAGCTTCTTGGTATCTTTGTCAATATGCAGAACTATACTATCGGTTCCACCAGAGGTGGAGAGATAACGAAGTTCAATCAGTTTGACATCGACTTCAACCAGGAGAAGTATCTCATAGAGACCAGAGTTTCAGGAGCTCTTACAAGACCTTACTCTGCACTTGTTCTTGAGGAAGCTGTCGGCACGATTTCAGGCTGATAAGAGTAATCGGAGAAATTCAAAATGGCGAAGTATCATGGCCGGATAGGGTTTGCTATGCTCGAAGAAAAGGCGGATCAACCCGGAGTCTGGGTTGAGCATATAGTGGAGCATGAGTATTTCGGTGATTTAGTTAAAAGTAGGCGTATGTTGCAATCAGCAAATCAGGTCAACGATAACATAAACATATCAAACGAAGTAAGTATTGTTTCTGACGACTTTGCCTTTGAGAATTTTAGCAGCATAAGATATTTGTGGTATATGGGTGCCAAGTGGAAAGTAACATCCATCGAAGTCCAATACCCAAGATTGATATTATCAGTCGGAGGTTTGTATAATGGCAAGAACTAGAATCGAATTACAGTCTTTACTTGAGAGTGTGCTTGGTTCGAGAAATGTATATTTTCAACCTCCGGCGTCTGTATATTTAAAGTATCCGGCAATAATCTATCATTTGTCCGACATCTACAATACACCAGCAGATAACGAGAAGTACCTTCAGCATAAAAGATATTCTGTAACTGTGATTGATGAAAATCCTGATAGCGAGGTATCTGAAAGGGTGAGTAAGTTAGAGTTATGTTCATTTGATAGATTTTTTGCTATGGATAATTTAAACCATTTCGAATACACATTATTTTATTAAAGGAGATTTACATATGTCTAAACTCGTATGGGATGCTGTTTCTGAACATTTTTATGAGACAGGTGTCGACCATGGCGTTCTGTTCCCGTATAATACTGGATCTAGTTCGTATGGCGACGGTGTGGCATGGAGTGGACTTTCTGCAGTTAATGAAAGCCCTTCCGGTGCAGAAGCAACCGCAATTTACGCAGACAACATTAAGTATCTGAACCTTATGTCAAACGAGGAGTTCGGATGCACTATAGAAGCTTACACTTATCCAGATGAATTTGCAGAGTGTGACGGTTCTGCTTCCCTTGCTACTGGAGTTGTTATAAGCCAGCAGCCGAGGAAGCCGTTCGGTTTCTCCTACAGAACAAAAGTAGGAAATGACACTAGCGGTTCTGATTATGGATACAAAATCCATCTTGTGTATGGGGCTATGGCTGCTCCTTCAGAGAAGAGCTATGCTACTATCAACGATAGCCCGGAAGCAATCACTTTCTCTTGGACAGTAAGCACTACACCTGTCGATTTTCCAGGATTCAAGCCAACAGCACATATAGTTGTTGATAGTACAAAAGTTGATGCTGCAAAGCTTGAAAGCTTTGAAGCTATGCTTTATGGATCGACGAATTCATCATCCAAACTTCCAATGCCGGAAGATCTTATAAGACTTTTTGAAGTTGTTTCCGGCTAATTAGATAAAACAATCCCCCTAGCCACTAAATATTTAATGGGCTCCACATTTTATAAGCCTTCCTACTCTCTAGATGCCTAAATCGCACAAGACTACAAATTCCTCTTTATTAATTAATTCAAAATGGAGTTCGTTTTTTATTTAGTGGCTTTTTTATTAAGAAAGGAGAAACACAATGCTTAAAAAAACTATAACTTACGAAGATTACAACGGAAAAAAAAGGACGGAAGATTTTTATTTCAATCTCTCAAAAGCAGAAGTTATTGAGATGGAAATGAGCATCGATGGTGG